ATGCAGGTGTTCCAAGATCTGCTACATTTATTTTAAATGTATTAGCGTTTGTAATTTCTTGAATTTCAAATTCTTGAGACATAGTAGTATTGGTAATAGTAGTTGTTCCAACACTAACTCCAGTTACACCTGAAAATGTAACAAAGTCTCCTTCTACAGCTCCATTAGAAGTTGAAGTAACTTCTACAATAGTTGTTCCTGAAGTGAATGAAAATACTACAGCTTGTGTAGTAGATATAGGTGTAATGTCATAATAGTTGTTATCGTAATAAATATATAGTTTTCTATCTGTGCCGATTGCACATAATGAATCTCCAGCTAAATCGTTATAGTTGTGGATATCTCTTGCAACACCAATAAGATGTAATGGTGGTGCAACGTTTTGCCATCCGCCTATCTTTTCAGGAACTCCATAACGGAATCGCATATTATCGCAGTCAGTCCAACCGCCTTCAGCTCCGTAAGCTGTATCCTGTTTGTTAATACCGGGACGTGGAAATTTAACTTTTGTAATTGGCATAAGCTTACTTATACCACCAAATTTGTTGATTTATACTATTTTTTAGTAAAAGGTGGTAATCCTAATAGAGGTCTTTTATCATATAAATTGGAATCTGCAAACTGTCCATTTACATGGTTATAATGCAAGAAAACTTGAGCACAAATATTCCCTGTAAACTCGTCTCTCCAATGTTCTAATTCACAACCAGAATATACTAACATATCACCAGGTTCTAGATCCACTCTAATACCTTTTGGTGCATCTGGTTTCATTATATTCTTATATTCATCTATTACGTTATTAGATCCTGTTGGATCAATAAATATTGGCCAAGCATCTCCACCAAGGTTTAATGTTGTAGATATTTCACATGAAGGTCTATCTTTATGTCTTTTTAAGATAGATCCCTTTTCATAAATTCTTGCATAAGAATAGGTAGGTATTAAATCTAAATTTGTTTGTTGTTTCATTATAGGCATTACTTTCATAAGTAATGTTTCCATAACAAAATCTGCATAATGAGAATATACATTTGGAACTTGTTGATCTTTCCACGTTCCTAGCATTCCATTTTCTGCTACTATATTATTTGTATATAGATAATTAACAGCGTCTCTTTTAAGTAGGAAATAGTTAAATATAAAATTAGCAAGTTCATATGGTATTGCTTTTTTAATAACTTGATATTTGTTCTTGGCGAAACTCATGCTTGCATACCTGCTTGTAAAAAATTAAATGATACTGATATTCTTATATCATCAGATTCATTTGGATCTACACAATGATTCAACCAACTTGGAAACATAATGAGTCTTCCTGCAATTGGTTTATAATGAACTTCTCTCCATAAATAAGATGGTAATTGACCTTCTTTTCTTCTTGGATGAGTCATCGCTGCAACTGACTTTGGATCTTCACATTTTAAATGTCCACAATTCTCTGGTGTCTTAACATAGTAAACTCCAGACCATAATGAATTAGGATGCATATGAGGTCTATTATATCCACCTTTATAATTAATGTTTGCCCACATATTACCAAGAAAAGGTTCATTATCTAATAACTCTTCTTTGTAAATATGAAACTGTGCTTGAAATAATAATTCAACTAAATCCCTATATTCAGGAAGTGTATGCATATTTGTTTCACTATGCCATCCGTTCATATTAGTTTTTTGAACACCTTTATCTTTTTTAGACCATTCAACAATGTTATGTTCTAAATGTTTATTTAATTGTGGACTTCCTACATCAGCAACATAAATAGGTGTTGCAAAAAATAATTCTCTATTCATCATTTAAATGGAGTTCCTCCAAACCACATTACAAGTGATTTTCTTGTACCTTTAGTTATTGGTATTACACGATGTCTAATAAAAGATGCAAAGAAAATAGCTTGTCCTTGTTTAGGTCTTGCGATCTTTCCATCTGACATTAATTCAAGTCCACCACCTTCAAATTCAGATTCATGTGATAATAAACAAGTCATAGATATTTTTCTAACCGGTGGTTCATTTACACAATTAATATCTGAATCTATATGCCAATCATAAAAACCACCTGCTGGGTATTCTGTATATTGAGCAGGTTCTGTTATTTGCATTCCTTCAAATCCAAAATGATTACCATTTGTTTGTTTCATTACTCTTTCAAGAGTTTTATACATTTCAGGCATTTTATTAAATGGTATCCAACTAATGTGAGAGGTTCTTACTTTAGTATCAATGGTTCCTCCTTGTCCACCGCCCACCTGACCGTCTTCTCTAGGTTCAGCACGACCTGCATTTATAATTAATTGACATTGTTCTGGTGTAAATAATGGAGTTGTTGTCTCTACAATCAACGACTTCCAACGTGGTTCTAAAATTATACTCATGCTACTTTTCTCATCCTTTCATAGTATTTATATTTAGCAATTGACATTTTTTTCCTAGATTCTTTTGACATTTTAACACCATACATTCTATTATTTTTTCCTTTATTAATTTTACTTAAAAATTTTAAAAATTTAGGTGTATGTTTTCTTCCTTTAGTATGATGTTCCATTTTTTTATATCTTTTAATTAATGAATTTTTTATTTTTTCTTTATGTTCTTTTGTCATTTTTTTACCATACATTGGATTACCTTTACCCATTCTTGTTTTACTTAATAAAACAGGATTTACACGTAAATTATCGGATTGATTTAAAAAATCATCTCTGTGTATAACTTTCATTCTTCTTAAAACTTTATTTTCCCAATTTAAAGCTTCTTGTGGTGTTTTAAATGTTTTTCTTATTTCAAATACAAAAGATTTTTTTCCATATCTTCTAATTAGACCTTTTACTTTTTTAGAAGAAGTAAAATATTTAGTCCATAAATCGTATGGATGACATCCTTTTTTAATTTTAACTCCATAATAATACCTATTAGTAGGTATATGTTTTACTAAATATGTAAAAGGTATTGTCATTGTGCACCTCTGTTAGCTATTGGATTATAAAGAACATCACAGTTTGCAGCAAGTGTTCTTCTTGTTTCATTTGTACCATTGAATGGGTAGACACAGTGTCTCATATCATATGGAAACACATAGAAGTCTCTTAATTTCATTGGTGGCTCATAATCTATTTTTGCAAACTGACCATTAGCTGCACCCATTAATTGGAGTTTACCATTTTGTGGTGATTCAGATGCTGAATATTCAATTCCATAAGTAGAAGGAAGTTTTAAAATCATTACTGAAGATAGCCCTGTAAACAAATTACCTTGATGTGTATGGCATGGGTTATATTCATGAGCTACCATTTCATTTACCCAAATGGAATTTAAATGAGTTTTATAATCTCTAATATGATTAAATTCTAAATAGTGATGATACATTTGCATAAACCAATCTAATACATTAGCTGGTAACATATTATGTCTTTTCATTTTGGACTCATCATCTCCGTTATAAAACAAAGAATGTTCTTTTTTAATTTTACCTACAAGTTGTTTATTAGCAGGTTCTAACTGATTAAAATTTTGTTCATATGTTTGATTGATTGCATGAAATATATCTAATGGCGTTTCATAGCGTAAGATTGATTGACCTAAAAATGTAAAATTAAATTTCATAATCCCATCTCTTTTCTAATCTTTGTTGCAGATATTTCTTGTATTTCTTTTGGTAATACAATTTCTTCAATCTTGTAGCCAACATCTCTACCATAACATATATTGGTAATATTTGGTACTTTTACAACATCAAATTTACCTGCATAGTCTTTAAGCTTTTCTTCAATTCTTTTCTTTATATCTTCAAATTCAAATGGATTATTATTTGTTTGTGGCATTGTTCTAACCATAATAACAACTTGACCTGTCTTTTTTAATATCTCTTTAAATAAAGCTAAATGTCCATCATGGAATGGTTGCCATCTACCTAACATCTGTGCTGTTGGTTTAGAGTAGTCTATCATGTATCTCCTTTATTATGTTATCGTAATTGAAATCAGTTATTTCAAAATCTACCTTTTTAGGTTTCTCAAATACTTTATTCGTATCTTCAAATCTTCCTTTATTAATAGTGTTCATCCAAATCTTCATATCATAAAAAGATCTATAAGATTCAAATGGACAAACAAAGTCTACAACTACATGATTAACTGCAAGATCACACATGGTCATCATTCTATTTGCTTGTCGTCTTCTACCTAAATCTGTAAAATCCCAATCTTCAAATAGCTTTCTAATATCATCTGCATTAAAATGAGGTATCTTTTTGCCTTCTATTAATTTCTTTGCAAATGTAGTTTTGCCTGATCCTGGTAATCCAAATATTAATATCTTCATCTTATTTCTGCTTTCCCTTCTATCATTGTTAATTTACCAATACAACAAATATTCCATTTTTGTATTCCATCTTCAAAAGTACATTCATCAAATACAGGTACTTTTATATTTAAATTTTTTGCTAAAGTTTCTTTACCATTTTCAAATATTCTCCAAACTAAATCACTTTCACCATGTTTAGTATTATATCTAATATGATATTTGTTCATTAAAATTTTATATGTCCATAGGCATCAACAATGCTTTTAGGCAATTGTGACCTATAAGGATTTTCTTCCTTTCTAATCTCTTCTCTAATCGTATGCATTTTATTTCCAACTACTGTATCGTCATAACCCATACCATTTATTTTAAATTGATTCAAGAATTTAAAGTTATGATTAAACTTTGGTATTTTTAAAAAGTCATATATTTTATTTATTTCAATTTCTGTATTATTTACTAAATCATCATATTTTAAATAATGACACATTTCTGGATAGTTATAAGAATTTTTTATAGCTTCTAAATCTTTAGCAATGGCTCCATCTTTATTCATTAACATCCAAAGTTTTTCTTCAACAGTTTGTTTACCAAATTTATGAACAAAGCTTGTTGGTTCTTTTTCAAACCATTTAACGTAAGAGGCAAGAACATCTAATAAATCTCTTAATATAATAATGCATTTAAATGGACGTTTAAAATGTTTATTCATCAACATAAAATTACCAGGAGTCATTACAGGACCCCTATCTATAATATAACGTTGCGGCCAGTCTTTATAATAAGTATCAAAAACAATATCTAAAACGTTATCTAGTGATTTATGATCTGGATAGTTTTTAAATACATCAGTTTCTTTAAGTAAAAATAAATCTTTCATTATTTCTAATGTAATAGAATTGGGAGTTGCAGCAATATCTGGGTTTTGGTTCATTAACGAACCAAATAGTGTATTACCAGATCTTGGTAATGCGACTAAAAAGAATAATTCCTTACTTGGATTGTTGTCCGAAGGTAGGTTGTCCAATTGCTTTCTTCTCATCATTTTTTAATAGTCCTAATTCTTTCTTAACTCTTTCAATAGTTTGTAATTGTCCAAGAACATTAAATACTTCAGGTTGAGAAGATCCTGGTGTTAATGTTTCTGCCTTGTTTTTCATAATTTGGTGATAAGATTCTAATTGATGAGTATTAACATTTTTAGTGTCAAAGGATCCATCATCAAATTCTTTTTTTAAATTAGACCACATATTAATTTCTCTCATACGATCTTTTGCAACAAGTTCCATATTAGCTTTTGCATAAATCTTTTCATCTAAATCTATTTTATAACATTCTAATTTATATTCATCGGTTTCAGTTTCTATTTTCTTTTCTAACCATTTAATTTTTGCATCATTACGTCTGTAATCAAAAGATAATGACATTAAATTTTCTAAAAATACGTTTTGTTCTCTAACGCATTGCCAATATTTAGCAGATACGGTTGGATATTTTGCATCTTGAAGCACTGAAATTCTAGCTTCTGTTTCTGTTCTGAATATTTGTTTTTTTGTCCAAGTATCACGAAGTTCCTCAACCATTCCTTTGAATGAATTAAGATCATTTGGATCTAGTAGATTGTTTAAATGAGCTTCTTCTTGCTGTATTAAACTTTTAATATTTCTCTTCTCTGTCATTGCAACAGATATAGACATATTTTATGATGTTGTCAAGGTAGAAGCAGTTGCTGTAGTTTGAGGTCCTGACCATTCTTCTGTGGCGCTAGTTATAGCAGTAGCTGTTGTTCCTCCAAAAACAACTGAAACACTATTAGGAGATTGTGATCCAGATCTTAAAGCTGTTCTTGCTGTAGTCATTGGAGGATTTGATACCCAAGATGTACCATCAAATAATTCAGTATTTGATACAACAGATGGATTACTACCACCTGCAGCCAAAGCAGCAGTTTGAGTTCCAGATCCTGCAAGATTTCTTCTAGCTGTATTTAAAGTTCCAGTTGCTGTCCAAGAAGTTCCATTATATGATTCAGTATTTGATAAACCACTTGCAGGTGGAGCTCCTCCAAAAACTAATCCAGATGTTTGTGTACCACATCCTGCTAAATAATATCTAGCTGTATTTAAATTATTTCCAGTTGTCCAACTTGTACCATTAAAAGATTCTGAAAGAGCATCTACTGAATAAGGAGGTCCACTAGATGCATAACCACCCGCACCAATTGCTGCAGTTTGAGTTCCTAAACCTGTTAAAGCTTGTCTTCCAGAATTCATATTTCCACTTGTAGTCCAAGTAGAACCATTAAATTTTTCTGTCACCGCAGATCTAACAGTTGGTGCAGTACTACCTCCAAAATTTACAGCAGCAGTTTGTGTTCCTGCTCCTGCATTTGCATATACAGCAGATCCTAAATTCCCTGTCGATGTCCAAGAAGTACCATCATATTTTTGAGTTACAGCACTTCTAGTTCCACTACTTGGACTTCCTGTAGAACCACCAAATGCTAAAGCAGCAGTTTGAGTTCCTGCCCCTGAACCTGAAATTGTTGCCGTTCCCATATTCCCGCCGCTCGCCCAAGCACCCGTTGCTGGCGAATAGATTGTAGAGTTGAATTCTTCGGTTGCAGATGATACTGCAGTTGTATACCCACCAGCTCCTAAAGCTGCAGACCTAGTTCCTGCATTTGCTAATTCTCTTCTTGCTGTAGTTAAATTTGTACTAGTTACCCAAACTGATCCATCATATTCTTCTGTGTTTGCAACATTTGCAGTTGTATAACCACCAAAACCGATTCCAGCTGTTTGTATACCTGCTCCTCCTAAATTATATCTAGCTGTATTCATAGTTCCACCTGTTGTCCAAGTAGACCCATTATATAATTCTGTAATATTAGTTGTAACCGTTGAAAAACCACCAAATCCTAACCCTGCAGTTTGAGTGCCAGCTCCTCCTAAAGAATTTCTAGCTGTATTCATATTTCCACCTGCTGTCCAAGTAGAACCATTAAAAGATTCTGTGTTTGCAACTTGTGTTGTTGTAACACCTCCAAATGCTAAACCAGCTGTTTGTATACCTGCTCCTGCTAAAGAACGTCTTGCGGTTCCTAAATTACCACTTGATGTCCAAGAAGTACCATCATATTTTTCTGTTGCAGTTAAATTTGTAGGGTTTGGATTACGACCTCCAAAAGCTATACCAGCAGTTTGAATTCCTGCTCCTGCTAAATCACGTCTGATTGTATTTAAATTTCCTCCTGCTGACCAAGTATATCCAGAATATTCTTCTGTAGCATTAGTATTAACTGTTGTTACACCACCAAAAGCAAGTCCTGCAGTTTGAGTTCCACAACCAGCTAAAGCAGTTCTAGCAGTAGACATATTACTACCAGCGCTCCAAGCTTTTAATTGTACTAATGATCTTAACGTTCCAGTTGTGGAGTTATACCACACCTGTCCCTCGTTTCCTGTGTTGAGAGTTGGGTCTGAACCCAGATAGTTGACTCTGTATCCTGCTAACTGATTATAGGTCGTCATGTGAGTGACCTACGGTAAAGTTATAGCAGTCGGTCTTTGATTGAATCCTGGTCTATTTTTTTGGTCTTCTGGTAAAGCGTCATAAGCTGCTTGAGCTTTTGCAACTTCTGCATCAACAATTGCTTGTGCTTCTGCTTTAGTTTTTTCAACTCCGTTTTTTTCTGCAAGCCATAAAGCTCCTTTTTCATTATTTCCGATTACCCAAACATCGCCTGGAAATCCTCTTAAGAAAAAGTTTCTTCTATCTTCTGCAGTAAAAAAACCTTTGCCTGTGTTTTCTGCTGTACCGTATATAAAAAGTGCCATATTTATGCTCCTTGGTTAGTTATTATAAGTCAATTTATTCATAATGTAAACTAACTTGTAGTTATAGTTTTGTAGTTATTAGAGGTATTTGGTCCTGTCCATGCTTCTGTAGTTGCTACATTTGGTGATCCTCCCCCAAAAGCTAACCCTGCAGCTTGAGTACCTGCGCCCCCTAAATTTTGTCTTGCTGTTGCCATTGGTGGTGCTGATATCCAAGTTGTTCCATTGTATAATTCTGTAGCTCCTGTATCAGTAGGTGTTCCACCGCCAAATCCTAAAGCTAAAGTTTGAGTACCAGCTCCTGCTAATAAAGATCTTGCAGTATTCATTGAATTTAAAGAAGTCCAAGTTGATCCATTATAAGATTCAGTGGCTGCTGTAAAAGTTCCAGCACTAGCTGTTCCTCCAAAACATAAACCAGCAGTTTGTGTTCCTGCTGATCCTATTTGTTCTCTTCCAGTATTTAAATTTCCTCCAACTGTCCAAGATGTACCATTAAATGATTCTGTATTATTTTTATAACTATTTGCAACACCTGGACCCGTTTGACCACCAAATGCTATTGCTGCAGTTTGAGTTCCACAACCAGAAAAAAAATATCTTGCAGTTCCTAAATTACCACTTGATGTCCAAGAAGTACCGTTATATTTTTCTGTTGCATTAGTAGCTCCAGTTGGCACATATCCTCCAGTAATTAATGCTGCAGTTTGAGTACCTGCTCCTGCTGTAATATATCTTGCAGTTCCTAAATTTCCTCCAGCTGTCCAACTTGTTCCGTTATAAGCTTCTGTATTTGCTACTACTGTTGTTGTAAATCCACCGGAAGCAAGCCCCGCTGTTTGCGTGCCAGCACCTGTTAATCCTCTTCTAGCTGTACTTAAAGCTCCTCCACTCGCCCAAGCTCCAGTAGCTGGAGATAAAGATGTTTGAGTATATTCTTCTGTTCTATTATAAGGAGAAGCTCCTGATCCTGATACAGCTAAAGCTGCTGTAGCAATTCCAGCATTACCAATTAAATATCTACCACTTCCCATAGACGTAACTGTAATCCAAGAAGTTCCATCATATATTTCTGTTGCTGTTCCACCAGGATTTCCACCAAAAGCTAAAGCTAATGTTTGTGTTCCAGCGCCTGCTAAACCATATCTAGCAGTATTTAAATTATTAACAGTTGTCCAACTAGTTCCATTATAAGATTCTGTAGTTGCAACAGGTCCTGTTCCTCCTAAAGTTGTATCTCCACCAAAAGCAAGTCCTGCTGTATTTGTTCCAGATCCTGCTAATATTCTTCTTGTGGTACTCATATTTCCACCTGCTGTCCAACTTGTTCCATTATAAGAAAGAGTAGCATTTGTTATCGCAGTAGGAGAAGTAGCTCCACCAAAAACTAAACCTGCTGTTTGAATTCCTATTCCTGCTAAATTATTCGTAGCTGTTGGTATTCCAGTAACAGATGTCCAAGTTGAACCATTATATTTTTCTACTGCTGTTGATCTACCTGTTCCTGGTATATAACCACCAACTCCTAATGCAGCTGTTTGAGTACCTAATCCTGTTAAAGTGGTTCTAGCAGTATTCATAGTATTACCATTAACCCAAGTATATCCCGAATATAATTCTGTATTATTTGCTTGTCTTGGAACTGTTGGATTTTTATCACCACCAAAAGCAGCTGCAGCTGTTTGAGTACCTGCTGCACCTAAAGCATATCTGGCAGTATTTAAATTTCCACCTGATGTCCAAGCACCTGTAGCCACTACACTCTTAAATGTTCCCGAAGTGGTATTATACCAAATTTGTCCTTCAGCATCGGATGTTGGATCGGATGCTAGGTTTAATACATATTTACCAAAAATTTCTTTGTATGTTGTCATGTTATGAGGTTGTTATTTTTTGTGTTGCATATGTTGGATCTGTATAAATTTCAGTTGAAGTTCCGTATGGTGCACCTCCAGCTATTAAAGCTTTTGATTGAGTTCCTACACTTTCTCCAACATTTCTTGCAGCTCCTAAAGTAGCAGGTATTGAAGTCCAACTTGTTCCATTCCAAGATTCTGTAACCCCTGAAAAAGTTGTTGTATATCCACCCATAATTAAAGCAGATGTTTGAGAACCAACCAATTGTTGTTGTAATTGTCTTGAAGTATTTATACTTGATGTACTTGTCCAAGTAGACCCATTAAATGATTCTGAAGCTGAAGATGGTGAAACAGGAGGAAAAATTCCACCCCCTGCAGCTAAAGCTGCTGTTTGTGTTCCACAACCACCTAAAACACCCCTTCCAGTATTCATATTTCCACTATTTGTCCAAGAGGTTCCATTGTATAATTCTGTTGCTGCTGAATTACCACCTGGATTTACTCCTCCAAATGAAACGGCGGCTGTTTGTGTTCCTGCTCCTGATAAATACCTTCTTCCAGTATTTCCAGAAGTTACTGAAGTCCAACTTGTTCCATTAAAAGATTCAGTAGTAGTTGCTCCACCAACACCTCCACTTCCAAAAGATCCTAAAGCTGCAGTTTGAGTACCTGCTCCTGCTAAACTATGTCTTGGGGTATTCATATTTCCACTTGTTGTCCAAGATGTACCATTATATTTTTGAGTTATAATTGTAGGAGTTTGAGTATTACCAAATATAACTGCTGCTGTTGGAGTTCCTACACCTGCTCCATATGCTTGATTATTTGTTAAACTTGGACCTGATGCCCATGCTCCTCCAATACTTCTATAACCTTTCAAAACTCCAATTGTATTATTATACCAAATCTGACCGACTTCTGGATTTGTTGGATCTGACGATACTGACTGTATCGCTGTGCCTCGTATTCCTTTAAAGGTTGTCATTTCAAACCTCCGTTAATTATTCTGTAACAGCCAACCTTGTGTTGAATCCGCATATACAAGTGTAAATCCTGCTCTTTCTGTTGCCACCGTTAAATCTGTTGCCGAACCTTGGATTGGGTTACCATTTCTAGCTACTGTGAAATTATTAGTGTCAAACGTTCCTGCGTAATCAATGAATGATATAAAGTCACCTTGTGTTGGTGATGCTGGTAATGTACAAGTAATTGCATTACTAGATGTATTTACAAAATATCCATATTTAACTGTAGCGTTGAAAGTTGTTGAACTTGTAACTGCTTGCCATTGAGCTCCACCAGATACTGTTGCAAAAGATAAATTACCTGAACCATCTGTTTGAATAACTTGGTTTGCTGTTCCTGATGTTGTTGGTAAGTTTAATGTAAATGATGTTGCAACAGTTGTAGATGATCTTAAACCTATATATTCACCTCCTGCTGCATCTTGAAATCTTAATTCAGATCTTGTTAAAAAATTAGCTGTGCTTGAAAATACTGCATTCGTTACAGTAGCGTTGACTGCTGTTAAATTTGTTACACTTTCAGTAGTTGAAGTTAAATTTAAAACTGTTACAGTTTGCATAGCAACAGTCGTTCCATTGAATGTAAAATTAGTTGATCCTGCAAAAGATCCTGAACTATTATATTGAACAGAATTTGTTGTTCCACCAGGACTTGCTGCAGGTACTGCTGAAATAACTGAAGTTGTATTTGGATCTACGATAACATAGTTTTTAGAACCTGTTCCAATAGATACAGTTGTAGAACCACCAGATGAAATAGTAGCAGTTGCTCCTGAATTATTTATAATAACATAATCTTTTTCAATATTAGGAACTGTGATTGTAACTGTTGTTGCAGATAAAGCACCATTAAGAATAATTGTTTTATTTCTTCCTGACTCGTCAGTGAATGTTGTAGATGATGAATTTGTTGTAAAAGCTAAAGTTGTAGAACCAGTTATAGTTAAAGTAAAAACACCAGAAATAGCATTATCAATTTCTTGTAGATTGACGTTTGTAATGGCTCCCCATGTTCCTGAGTTTTCGCCAGTTGCTTGTAAGTTTAATCCTAAATTACTAAATGTACTTGCCATATTATAGTCTCCTTATCACTTTTTTAAGGTTTTGTCATCAAGGTAATTGTACCCATGTTTGACCAGTTGTAGCATTTATAGTGCTCCAAGTTTGTCCTGTAGTAGGATCTATTGCAGACCAAGATTGACCTGTTGATGGGTTTATAGGTTCCCAAGAGAACACTTTAGGATTTCCTGTTAATAAAGTCAATAAATTTCCTGATACATTTATTCTATTTTGAGTGCTTATACTTACAGTACCTACTCCTATATTTACTTGATTTCCGCTTATTACAACATAGGTATTAGCTGTTGCTGTAGCAGTTCCAGTTGAAATAATTACACTTGATCCTGTTGTTGTAACATAGACACCCGCATTTATTTCTGGTGTATTTGTTAATGTTGATAATTCAGATCCAGTTAAAGCAATATTACCTTTACCAGTGATTGTAGCTGTTCCAACAGAAGTAATTACGCTATTTCCTGTAACATCAATTAAAGTGGGTAAAGCAATTGTAACAGTACCTGTTGCAACTTGAACAGAAGATCCTGTTGTTGAAATTCTTTGATCTATTTTAAAGTTAAGAGTTCCAGTTTGTGTAGCTAATTCATTTCCAACAACTGCTTCTGTAAATGATTTTGCACTAACACTTGGATTTTGAACTAATAAATCTAATGGATTAGCTGTTGCATTTATATTTGCTTTAGCAATTATAGTTGCATTATTAATTGTAAGTGTAAGTTGATTTCCAGTTATTGTAACATTTGTTTTTCCAATAACTTGAACAGTACCTGTAGATATTCCAAGTTCTGAAGAAGATAAAACTACATTAACATTTGCATTTACAACAGCCGTTCCGGTTTGTGTAGAAACTTCTGCGCCAGGATAATCTTGATTCCATGCTCCTGAACCAAAAGTATCTCTTCCCCATCCTGTTGGACCAATAGGAATAACTACATCAACGGATTGTTCATCCCAAGAACCTGCACCCCAAGTGTATATGCCCCAAGAATTATTAGCCATAATTTTTTATGGCGGATCTACTAAGAGATCCTTAAAACTGCGCTAGTAGAATTAGCGGTAGGGAACTGAATAGTAAAGTCGCCGTTAGTTGAAGTTTTGCTTCCACCAAAATCTAAAACAACAACTGCTTTATTAGACTGTGTGCTGTTATAAATTAAACAGCAAGAAGCTGTTAGTGTTGCAGTAGAAAAAGTTGCATTATTAAAACTAACAAAAGAAATATTTTGAGCAACGGTTACTGTAGAGTTAACTAATGTAGTTCCACCTGCAGAATATCCAGTACCACTAGCTTCGTTAGTTGTAATGTAATTTGTAGTTCCTGTAGAGAAACCACTTACAGTTGTGTAAAGTGCTAATTTAAAAGTATTACCTGCACTTGTTGAAAAATTGTGTGTTGCTAAGAACAGTTCTTGTTTAAAACTATCTGGTACTATATTTGCCATATTAACTCCTTGTTATTTTCCTGGTGGTGGAGCATCCACAACAACTCGTGGTTCTCCATCAACATATTCGTCTCTTCTTCTTCTACCCGTTTGTTCAACACCGAAAGATTCTCTCGCTTGTTGATAAGACTGTTCAAAAACCTGTATCATATTATCAGGTCCTTTGATATATTTATATGTTTCTACCAAACTTCCATACAAAAGTAAATCCTGAGCATAGGTAGAAATATAGCTCGTACTTGTTGTACTAGATGTAATAGTAGCAGGTTGTTGATAATATGCAATATTAATTGCATAATTATTGTCAGGAGTTGGAGCTACAAACCAAGTTGTAGCATTCCAGTTTGCCCAATATTTAGGTTCTGCATAATAAGTAGAGGATCCTGGTTTATAATTATATTCCGCTAACCAAGAACTGTCTTTTTGTAATAAATTAACAACTTCGCCACTTCCATTAATCATTTCTACATATCTAATATTACGTAATCCTGAAGGTACTGATATTGTTGAAGTTCCTGTAAGAGTAATAGCGGATGCATATAGTCTAAATGCATCTATATTAATTTCTCTATAAATCCTGTTTTCTGTATTTTGTACAATAATAGCAACCGTTGAATCTGATAACATGTTATCAGATAACTCTGAATAATTTCTAATTTGATCTCTTAGTTCTCCGTAATTCATATTGTTTGTGCTGTTACATTAGGTCCACCAATAACACCAGTCAGTATAGCAGTTCCTGAGTAGGCATTAAAGGTATAATTATTTGCGTTAAGTACTGTTATATTATATCCAACACTTGTTGTTAATACATCAACTGTAAATCCAGATGCAGTATTAAAATTATTTAAAGCATTTACATTTGCAAATACAACTGTATTTCCAGTAACTCGTCCATGATTATATTCATTAACTCTAATTGTTGAACTTCCTGTAGTTATTACAAAAGGATTATTATCAAGTTCTACTGCAGATGGTCCTATACTTACTTCTCCACCACCAAAGAATCCTGTAGCATTTGCAGTATTTGGTAAATTAATACTATAGGTATCTGAGCTAACGGATGTTAATGTAAAACCAACTGTAGTTGTTAAAGTTGCAATTGAAAAACCATTTCCTGCCAACGCTCCTGTTATAACAATTGAAGTTCCAATTTTATTTCCATGGCCTGGATCATTAATTAATATTGTTGAGCTTCCTGCAGTTGAATAAAAAGGATTAAAGCTAAGTTCTACTAATACAGCAGGTTCTACTCTATCAGGTCTTGCATTCATTAAACCTTGAGGATCATTTCCTGAAACTTTAGGTTCTAATTGAGGATGCTTTGGTTCATATTCAGTATAATGAACAAATGATCCATTCCACTCTTGCACCATTTCTTGGTACGGGAATCTTTGTCCAGATCTATCTGAAATAGCATAAGCTTTTTTACCTGTTGAAAATGTAGTCATTTACATTCCTTCTCCAAAATATGATTTTGGTGAAATATATAAAGATGTTCTTTGACTGTCTTCTGTTAAAGCTCTTTGTAAATCATCTTCATATAACATTCTTAATTGCTCAATTTTTTCCGGAGCGTGTTTAACTGATAAATAATAAGCAAGACCAGAAGTTAATGCCGGTAAAAATCTAAATACAACATCTGCTGTATTTGTATAAGTTCCAGCATCTTCAATTCTAGCTAAATAGTAAAATATAAATTGAAAATTACTTGGATTAGAAACATTAGAATAATTTGAACCAGCAGTTTGATATAAAAATATACTTGGATTAACAGTTCTTTGTACATAATACTGAGAGGGTGTTCCTTGTGATAATTTATTAGGTAAAGCTGCATATGCAGATCTATCTATTTTAGTAAGGGATATATCTACAGGATTTGTTGTAACTGTATTATTTCTTACGTAAGCTTCTAGAACATCATTAATGTTATTAGGGAAATTAGTAGGATCAGCTGCATAATTATATTCAGCTTGACCTAATACTAAATTAACAGTTGCTTTCTGAACTTTCCATAAATGTACACCTCTATTATCCCATTCAGATAATAATAAATTTATGGATCTTCTTGCTGATCTTAATTGATATCCACTTCTGCTTCCATCAATACCGATACGTTCATAAGCTTCTTGAATAAGCTCTTCGATATCCAGATTGAATGAAGTAGTTCCGGATGTTGTCATTTTACCTCTACTTGTCTATAAATACAGTCAGAGTCATTCCAGACATTGATGTTGCGCCAATACCATTTTCGTAAAGCACACCATCTTCTGGTAAATATATAGTTTCAGTTCCGCTAGCTCCAACAATAACTGGAATATAATATCCACTAGTAGTTGTTCCTGAAGTTGTTGCTCCAGAAATAACTGTATTAATAGATGCTACACCTGTTGATCCAGGAGTTGTTGGCTGAGCCATGATTCCTCTTAAACGAGTTCTACCCGCAAAGAAAACACCGTTAGCTGTTAATGTGACCGGTTTGACGTCACCTTTATAATTTGGCATTCAAAACCTCTAGTTGTATTTTATAGGGACCCCGTAGAGTCCCTACAAAAGAATATTAATTATTTTATGATTCTTCACCAGGTTTAC